TCGTTTTTGGACATTTATTGAAAAACCAAGAATGTCCAAAAATGAAAAACCCAGGACTTTTGTTTTTGGAAGTATTTTTTAGAGATTTGAATATTTATTTATTATTATACAACTATCGATTGCATAGAACACATTTGATTGTAGATGAAATAAACGTCAGAATGCCCTTTAAAACGCCTCCATGTTGTAGTAGAGTCGGACATTTATTCGAACATTTATTTATGTAGGAAAGAAACACTTCCAAGAAACTCCCTCCATTATGTAGCATTTTTTGGATTTTTGGAACAGATAGCACAGATAGTAAATTTTTTATGTAGATGAAATAAATGTCCGAACGCCATACATTTATACTACATTTTATGATACCAAATCCGAGTTTTGGAACAGAAATTATTGGGTGCTTTCTGTTCCAAAAATAAATGTTTTTTTCAATTTTTTTGGGTTTTTCAATTTTTTTTGAAAAAAATGCATTTTTATATTTTATTTTACCAATGCAATAATGGGTTCATCTCTGTGTTTTTATTTCTTGGATTTTTTCTCAGTGTCACGAAAAACATTTTGAAACTTTTTTCGTTTTTGGACATTTATTGAAAAAACAAGAATGTCCAAAAATGAAAAACCCAGGACTTTTGTTTTTGGAAGTATTTTTTAGAGAATTTATTATTATACAACTATGGATTGCATATAACATATTTGAGTGTAGTATAAATAAATGTCCGAATGCCCTTGAAAATACCTCCATTTTGTAGTAGATACGGACATTTATTCGAACATTTATTTATGTAGGAACAAATCACTTGCAAGAAACGTCCTACATTGTGTAGCATTTTTTGAAATTTTGGAACAGATAGCACAGATATGGTTTATTTTATGTAGATAAAATAAATGTCCGAATGCCTTATATTTATACTACATTTTATGATACCAATATGTGTTTTTGGAACAGAAATTATTGGGTGCTTTCTGTTCCAAAAAAAAATGTTTTTTTTCATTTTTTCGGAGTTTTCAATTTTTTTTCAAAAAAATGCATTTATATTTTTTATTTTACAAATGCATTTATAGGTTCATTACTGATTTTTTATTTCTTGGATTTTTTTCAGTGTCGTAAAAAACATTTTGAAACTTTTTTCGTTTTTGGACATTTATTGAAAAACCAAGAATGTCCAAAAATGAAAAACCCAGGACTTTTGTTTTTAGAAGTATTTTTTAGAGATTTAATTATTATAACTACAAATTATATAATGCCAACCCGAACAGAACTAACTAATATATATAATGCAAAGGTTTCATTATTACAAACACAATTGAATACCACAATACGTAGAATTAATTTAATGCGAATACATTTTGTGTTAAAACGAAATTTAATCAACAGCTCAATTAATGCAAATAATAATTATTTAAAAAATTTAACTAAAAAATATAACCAGGACATGGCTACAATTGTAGAAAAAAAACGAACAGCCCTTTTGGTTGGAATAAATTATATAGGAACCGCACATGAATTATATGGATGCATCAATGATACACAAAACATACAAGACCTACTAAAAAACAACTATAATTTTACAAATGTAACTTTATTAAATGACAACACACCTGAAAAACCAACAAAAGATAACATATTAAACGGACTACAAACACTACTATCTAATGCTGAATCTGGCGACACTGTGTTTTTTATGTTTAGCGGTCACGGAACGAACACATTTGATTTAAACAATGATGAGATAGACGGTAAAGACGAACTCATTGTACCCATAGATGCAACCACAATTAAAACATGCATATTAGATGATGATTTAAACAAAATAATACGCAATACGTTGAAACCTGGAGTAAAATTATTTGCTCTATTTGATAGTTGTTTTAGCGGAACAGTATTAGACTTGAGATACACATATGGTTATCCAGACAATACTAATGTATCTGAAACTGTAGGTGATGTGTATATGATAAGTGGTTGTACCGATCAACAATACAGCATAGATACAGTGGCTCAAATTAATGGAAATACTATTGCATCAGGTGCGATGACATATGCATTCTTAACAATTATAAAGGAAACCGCTATTATGAGTGACTTAGTAACAAAAATGCAAACATTTTTGAAAGAAAATGGTTATTCACAACGTCCGCTATTGTCATCTGGAAAACAAGTAGATTATAGTAAAATTGAATTTTTATCAAAATAATAACTGTCTGCCGGTAAAATATTATAAAAAAAATAATATTTTACTTACCTATAACACTTTACCTATTATAACACTTTTACCTATTATAACACTTTTACCTACCTTGTTCTTACTCTGTTAATAGACGAGGCACACAATTAATAGTTTGTAACTCGTGCGCCAGCAACTTGAACGCATATGGAATCTCAACGTATGAAAAGTCGGTCGTATTATCGCACACACTGCATTTGTGAACTGTAAAGTTGAACTTGGATGCCATGTTCTTGGAATCATTATATTGTGCTATCATACCGCACTTTTTGCAAACGTGAACGCTGTATTTATCAGACACATCATACAACCTTTCTCTGCAGAATCGACTCATTCCGTGGGCGAGCATAACATCACGTTCCATTTCTCCAATTCTGAATCCACCATCGCGACTTCTTCCTTCTGCTGGCTGTCTCGTTAAGTTAACCATCGGTCCAATTGAACGACTATGCTGTTTATCGTTTACCATGTGCTTCAAACGCTGATAGAAGACGGGTCCAATAAACACATTGGCATCGAATTGTTCGCCGGATAACCCATCATACATTACCTCGTTGCCATAACTCTCGTATCCTAAATTTTGCAATTTTTGGGCGATGTTTTTAACATCCAAATCGCCAAAACTGGTTCCGTCGCCAAATAATCCAAGATGGATTAATACCTTTCCAAGAAGGGTTTCCTTCAATTGCCCGATTGTCATGCGACTTGGAATTGCATGAGGATTAATAATAATATCCGGTTTTAATCCGTCCTTTGTATATGGCATGTCGCACTCGGGAATGATTAATCCGACCGTTCCTTTTTGTCCATGGCGGCTTGAATTTCCAGTAAACGAGCATTTTCCATTTCTTCTTACAAGGAATACTTCGGATGGAACCCTCAAACAATAGACTTTTCCATCGAATTGTGTAATTTCTTCAATTTGTCCGTTTTGTTCGTGATTTAATGATGGATATAATTGTTTTCTATGAATACCAATATCCCACGAGTGTCCTGCCTCATATCGTGAAGCATAATATGCAGTATACCCAGCGTGTTGTGATAATATTTGAATGTCATCTCTAAGTTTAATTGATGATGTTGAGTAATGAAGTGACGTTTCGGTTTCATGACCCAAACACATTGAGTTTAATAATATTTCGGATTGTCTTGCGCTTAATAATTTCGTCCAAATAGGGAGTGATCCAACACTATGTGTTTTAAAATCATTTGCTAATTCTTTGTGATTAATATACCATTTGAAAGTTTTAACATTCATTGAATATTTTAATCCAAGCATATCACATGCTTCGGTCAAGGCATCTTGAACTCTTGGTTTATTTGCAGCAAATTCGATTCGTGCAATATAATCTTTTTCGCAAATGTAAGTCCAACCTTCTGCCATAAATATTCCCAATATAACAAGAAACTTATCTGCGCTGATTCCTGAATACGTTTGATTTCCAAAGTGAATTTCATAATCATCATTTGATATTGGACTGCCTCCGCTTTGAAACCGAACACGTTTTCCAAACATATCCTTTGCTTCTATTAATTCATAATTTGGACTATCGCGTTTTTGAACCCACATTCTGTGATTAAGTGTAACTTTTTGACTAACACCTTGTGTTTCAACTTCATACATTCCTCCATTATGGTCGAATACTAATGTCTCTAATGGGTTTACATATTCCAATTTACCAGTTTGTCGATTTAATTGCGCTATTAAATCATCAATCACAATTTCTGAAATAGGGACCCACCCTCGATTCATTGTTAAAACATCGTGGTCGTCTGTCATGCAGAATTTATCGCCTATGCACGGCTTTCTGAAGGTTCGCATTCTAACTTTGGCACAAGGATAGCCATCTCCGTTTCTGCAAGTGATATTTTCATCGATGTGGATTTCTTCGCCAGCAGTTCTCACGCTTTTGCTTTGGTCTTCGAATTTAATGGGCTTTGTGTGGTCGTTTCGGTTTTCCTTTATGTGAACGACCTTTGAAATTATAATGTCTCTGTCATCAAGTTTGGTATTTTTTGGAACAAATCCGTTTGAATCGATTTTATTGTAGCTTCCATACTTGATTCCTTTGGTTTTGGTTGGGTCCGGTTTGCATCTGCTAACGAATCTGGTGATATTTTTATCTTCGTCTTTTTCAGTGTGGTAGATGGTGGTTGCAAACATACCTCGGTCAATCGAGCCCTTGTTTATTAACACACTGTCTTCTTGGTTATAACCGGTATATGACATAATGGCGACATGAATCACTTGTCCCGATGGAATTTTCACCAAATCCAGCCAGTTCATTAGCCGGGTGTCGACTAATGGTCTGGAAGGCGACGTCAATACATACGCAGTCTTGTCGAAACGTTTGTCGAAATTAGTCGCGTAAATACCCATTGCCTGCTTACCTTGCGCGCATTGGTATGTGTTTCTCGGAGCCTGGTTATGCTCTGGAAAGGGAATGCACGACGCCAATACTCCAAATATCGTGCTTGGGTGGATTTCACAATGGGTGTAATTGATTTTGGTATCATTTAATATGTATGATTTTTTTGACTTTAATGCAATCATTGCGAAATTCTGTTCGTCTGGGTCAATATATTCAATGACAGACGTTTCCAATTTACAATTCGTCAATAAATCGTTCCAGGTCAGTTCACCCTCTTCCAATTGGTTGATAATATCTTGAGTGATTAACGCCTTTCCGTCCTTAACGCGCAACAACGGGCGTGTCATGCGTCCGGCATCATTGCAAATGCGAATTTCCATCATTTTATAATCAAACACGACTGAAGAATATATATTAATGATTCCCTTGTATTTTTTGTCCTTCATGTCGTTATATAGTTCAATTGGCGTGTCGGTCACTCCGACCCAACAGCCATTGACAAACACTTTCACCTTATTAAAAGTATCTTTTGGTCTCGCTGCGTTTAAAGAATGAATGAATGGTTCGACATATGTATACAAAGATGAACTATTAGTAGTAATCGTCAAATGTGTCAATGCACTTATGCTTTTGACAACTCCAATCGACTGGCCTTCCGGAGTTTCTGCAGGGCAATTCGAAACTACGAACGATGATGCGACAAATGAATGATTGGCTGACCGTGTGGTGAAATCATAAACAAGCTCTGGTTCTATTTCGACAATTGATTCGATTGAAACACAGACACAACCATTGTCGGCAATATTGTCACGGATAAACTCGTTGTATTCGACGTTATATGCGTTGTTTTTAATTTTTAAATACTCAATAACTGGAGCAGATGCAATTCGCGTCTCTTCACAATAAATAGAACTTATGGTATCCACAAATAAAATCAGATTTTCCAATGAGTTATCAAATTCAATATTAACATTAGTATGCGTGTTATCATAATATATGTTTTTCAATTTGCAAACAATACCAAATTCCTCAAACATATTTGTAATTTGACCCATATATACATTGGTATTATCCAAATCTGTATTGTTAGTAAGTTTGGATATAACTTCAAAGCCGTTATTATATGTAATTGTTGAACCACAAGCAGTATGAAATCCAGATAAGAATTCGCGCTTAATTGACATTTCTGCATTTATTAACCAGTCTGGAAGTTTAAATTCAAGCTTAAGTTCAACCAAATCCATAAAATATTTTTTTTCGTGCAGGTCAAGTGTTCTAAAATCATTTTTGTATTGAGTATTAGTTGTTTCATTTTCAGTTGTTGAATATCCAAGTAATCTGGCTATTACCTTTAACTTGTCAGTTGGAATTTGCATAACAACAGTAGAACCGGTATCAGCAATGGGTTCCACCATATGGCGAATAACCAACTTGTCATTAGCTACATTGAGTTCGCCAAGTTTCTTCATTTCGTATTTGCCATCTGCGGTTCGAACCAAGAATGGGTGGTCTGCAGTTGCTTTGATTTTTCTTCCACTGATAGTTTTGATTTCAAATAAATTGTCCGGCATCTTGCAGAAATAGTTATACATATCGGATGGTTCGTCCAAAAGTGTTTCGCGATTTACAGTATTCACCCAGTCACCGTCCTTGATGTCTTTGATTTGCCTGGAATCAATTCGATTTGACAATAACACATTAGAATCTCTTGTCAAACATAAAAACCCCCACGTGGTTCCGTGCAATTTTCTGGGATCAATAAGTTCCCCACTTTTATCAATTGGCGTATTGATTCTTCTCATATGACTGAGAGTGGCTGCAGTGGTTAAACGATTCACAACTTGTGCGACACCGACTTTACTGCTGTTGCTCTGTTTGATACTGAAATCGCCGGTAGCCAATGCGCGATTTATACCAGTTTCAATAGTGGTTGATTTCACCATTTTGCAGATATTTGCGTTGTTTATAATGCTTTCGTAGCCTTCCGATGAACGCCAAGACCCGCCATTAATTTCCTTCATGATGTGTTTCTGCATTTCTTTCACCAGTTTATTGAAATAGTTTCTGAATAAATTATTTAATAATGTGCCGGTCATATCAATGCGTTTATTCACATACGAATCGCGGTCATTTGGCTTGATCCATTTTAAAGCAGTTTGGATTAATTTATTTGTCATATATCCGAGGAAATACAATTTTTGTTGAGGAGTTTTGCAATGGGGGAACAAATCATTGCTGAGAACGTCCATTGTAAAATCGCGTTTCTTTTTCGAACCCTGTTCTTTATCCATATTCATTGGTGTAAATGCCACATATGAGGTGATATGTCTGAGCGCATCTTCCTTTGTCATAAATTTGTTTGCCTCGATTACTGAAGCATTCAAGAAATCTATAATATCAGTGTGTTTCTCGCTGTCAATATCCAATAATATGTATTCGCAAATTTCCTTGTCGGATGTTACACCAAGTGCGCGAAATAGAACAAACAAGTCAATAGATTCGCGGACACGGGGAATGACAACCTTCATTGGATTGCCATATCCGTTATTTTTGCTTGCAATTTCGATTTCAACTTGTTTTGGAGAAATACACTTGTAATCGGGAACCGACTTGATTTCGGCATACCAACTGCATTTTGAAGTGTTTTTTCCGTCGTAACAATAGACCATGTTTTGCGCGGCGCGTTCTTGTTGCAAAACGGTCTTTTCAGACCCTTTAATTATAAAATATCCACCGTGGTCGAACGCGCATTCTCCAATTGAAACTGGATTAATATGGGTATTTTGTGTCAATACACAAATGGATGATTTCACCATTATTGGGAATTTACCGATACTGACTTTCGGAATAATACTGGTTAGAATGCGTGGTTTTTCCATGTTTACCTCGTCGCGAATATGATAGGTGACATTTACGTCAATTGTCATGTTTGACGCATATGTAACATTTCGCAACTTTGCTTCAATCGGCATCATTAATTTTGTAGCACCATTATTCTCGTATATTTGGGGAGGATATAACTTCAAATTGGTGAAAGTAATCTCAACTTCGAGCGAATACTTGTCCGAATCTGGGAGAATATCTTTTTCCGACCGGATAATAACTGGATTAAACATTTGGATTGTTTGGGGTATTTGGCGATGAATGCAGTCATTGTAAGATTCCAATTGATGGCGAACCAAACAGGACGAATGTCTGCCATTAAAATACGATTCGATAATCTTAAACGGTTCTTCAATATACTCTCCCAAATGTGCCAATACCGCGCTGTCTGGATTCTTCATGTTCTCGTCTACCATTTTTTTTATTTCTGTTTCAATAACAGTTTCACTTAAAATAATCTCTTCTAATTGCTTGGTTGTGTCGTTTTGTGTTTTGGCTTTGGATTGTCTCTTTGGTTTTGGTTCTGCGCCACCGACAACTTCGGTTTTCTTCTTATACACTCTCTTCTTTGGCTCTTGTTCGGCGTTGGTTGATGACATTTTTAATATTTCTATATTCATTTTACGTTCGCTTACTAATAATATTTAAAGTTCAATTTTTTAAATTGTTTGTAAAACTCGATTTGTGAAATATTTTTGAAAAAAACTCGAATTTCAAATTGTTTTCAAAAAAACAGTATAAATATGGTTTATGTTTTTATAGTTAAAGATTATTTACAATCTAACAAATAGAGAATGGTCGATACGTCAAAATGCATCGAATTTAGCAATTATTTGAATTATTATAAAAAGAAAACTCATCTCTCATTTTACGATTATCAAAAAATATTGTTTATCACGGCAAACCAGTTTCCACAAACTAAACCCATAATCAAAATGAAATTATATGATGAATGGCAAAAAAAACATGAAGTAACCGAGATTTTAAAAGTCGAACCAATAGAGAAAAAATATATATTTATCGATTTCTCTCTTAACTCGATTTCAGATTTAATAAACATTGTTGAAAAAAATCCAATTCAGGAAAACACCGAATATAACATCAATCTAACAATGATTAATTCAATAAAACAAGAATTGTGCGAATTTGATAAAATGATTGGAATGCAAAGTTTGAAAAAAAGCGTTTTGGACCAATTATTATACTACATACAAGGATTTCATAAAAACGGGGACGACTATAAACATACAGTCATTTTTGGACCACCAGGAACGGGTAAAACCGAAATTGCCAAGATTTTGGGAAAAATTTATTCGAAAATTGGGGTAATAAACAAACCAAAAAAAGTAGAAGGGCAAGATGTAAATGAAAATTATGAATTTAAGAAGGTTACGCGGTCAGAATTGATTGCAGGATTTTTGGGACAAACTGCTATAAAAACCAAGGCGATTATCAATCGTTGTTTAGGTGGTGTTTTATTTATTGATGAAGCATATTCTCTGGGGGATGATAGTTTTTCCAAGGAATGTGTTGATACATTGTGCGAATCATTGAGCGACCAAAAGGATAGTATTATGGTAATTATTGCTGGGTATGAGAGTGAATTAAATGAAAGATTTTTTGGATTGAATTCGGGACTTGAATCGAGATTTGTTTGGAGATTTAAAATTGACGATTATTTGGCTAAGGATTTGTGGGAAATATTTAAAAAAAAAGTGATTGACTGCGAATGGACGGTTGGAACAATCAGTGGCGAACAATGGTTTCAGAAAAATTATGCAAGTTTTAGTGGATTCGGAAGAGATATTGAAACATTGTTGTTTAAAGTTAAGATAGCACATAGTAAACGCGTTTATGGAAAACCAGATTTACAGAAACGAAGGATTGAACTAGCTGACTTGAATAATGGATATGATATTTTTATGAAAAGTAAAGAAAACACGAGAGAATATACTTTGAAAAAGTCGCAGAAGATTTTATCAACGATGTTTGTATAATTTTCGTAAAAAAGGTGTAAACATAATATAATATACATTATTGTATTATGAGTAATATAAGAATCGTAAAATATAGTGAAGATTTATTTAAAATACCGTCGGGAACGCAAAAAAAGAAAAAGCCAGACAAACCAATTAAAATAAAATCTGTCAAACCTGTTTCCGATAAAACTATAAAAAATCGAATTTTAAATGAAATTCGCAAAAATCAAGAGAAACAATATAAATCATTGCTTGATGACAAAACCCCCAATTCGGGTGGTGGCTCAACAAATGAATTTGAAAATGACTTTGAAAAATCGGTTGAATATATGACAAAATTGGCAGATAAGCATAAAGAAGAGGCCAGATTAAATAGAACTATAAAATCGTTGGATCCTGTATCCACATTTAGCAGTAATACTCTATCACATGATACTAACTTAATACCAGTTGTTTTGGAACCAGATGAGGATTATCCAATGGAACAAAATTATGTAAAACCGCCACCAATACAAAATGTTTCTATTCCTTATGGTTGTTTAAAAAATGGTTCGTTGCCGACTTATCGGACATATTACAATAAAACACTTAAGCAAATGCCTTCACAACAGATGCCTTCTCAGATGTCTCAGCAACAGCAGATGCCTTCTCAGATGTCTCAGCAACAGCAGATGCCTTCTCAGATGTCTCAGCAACAGCAGATGCCTTCTCAACAGATGTCTTCTCAACAGATGCATTCTCAGCAAATGCAAGCGCAACAGCAAGAGCAACAAACAATTTCTGAAAGAATAAAAAGTCCCGCAGAATTATTATTGATTGAACGAATTAGTCAAAAAGAGAGAGAGAAACAAAACCCAAAACAAAATAATACAAAAATTAAAAAACTTCTAAGAAGAACATACCGAATCGGTAGAGATAAATATAGACCTAAAATCGGCATTCTCCTTCCAAATAAAACAATTCGAAGTAATGTAACAACCAAATCTTATTTGTTAAAACAAACACCAATTGATGAAATACGCAAAGTTTTAGTAAAACAAGGATTTTTAAAAGTCGGTTCAAGTGCGCCAAATGACGTATTGCGTCAAATATACGAATCTATACAAATGATTGGTGGAGATATTAATAATCATAATCCAGACAATTTACTTTATAATTTTTTCAACGAAAAACAATAAAAATTGATTGCATAAACAACAGTCATAAAATTGAAAAAAAATATTATTATAACTATTTATACAATTATAATAAAATGGAAAAGAAATTAAACTCACGATCAGAACTGTTCTTAACTGCATTCAAGGACAACATAAGAGCCAAAATAATCGAATTAAAATTCGAAGATAAAAGCAAACTCAATGACTTATTGGAATACGTATATGAATATGAACGCCTTATCTTTAGTAAAGATGACCTGTCAAAAAGAAGGCGAGTTCAAAATTCAATCCCAACACAAAACCGTTGTAATGCAAAACGCGCCGACAATAAACAATGCACTCGTAAACGCAAGGATGGGTTTGAATTCTGCGGAACCCATTCGAAAGGCGCACCACATGGACTCGCAGACGATGTTTGTGGAGTATGCACTAAAAAAATAGATGTTGTTGCTACAGATATAATGGGAATTGTTTACTATATTGATAAATTCAATAATGTTTACAAGACCGAAGACATTTTAGAGGGCAAAACTGACCCGAAAATAATTGCTAAATCCACAATAATTAATGGTAAAATGTGTATTCCAGAATTCGGACTTGTTTAAGGCAAAGCCGACAGACCAAAAGGCAAAGCCGACTAACTAAGGCAAAGCCAACAAAGCCTTTAAGGATTTTCAGAAATTGAACGTTTAATCGTTTCTTTAACAACATCTTCTCTATTATCCATAATAAATTTATTCATCTCTAATGCTTGTGATATATCTCCATTGTAATATTTTGACAATATTGTTACCAAGTTTTTTTTTGTGATAGGTTTCTTTACATTTGTTTTGGAATACATGAGTTTACCACCTTTAATATCAAATTCATCAATTTCATTTTCCTTCATAGTTTTCATCAAATTTTGAGATATATTTTTCAAACTTTCTTTACGAATTCTTAGTTCCTTATTTATATTACGAATATCATTATCTACTGAAATCCAATCCTTAATTATTTGAATTAATTCTGCCTTATTTGATACTGATGACATTATAGTATTTATTTTTATTATATTTTTAATTGGTTTTGTTTTATTAATATTCGTATTTGATGCCAAACCTTTTTCTTTTGAAATATATATAATTGTTATTATGATGTTTAGTTACGTTCACAAAAAGACAACAAGACCATCTGTATCACAAAATAATGAATCTATTCCAAGTTCGGTAATGTTATTTGGAATTAAACCGCGTCCATTAATGGCAGTGCCTAAAACGAATATTCCAGTTCAAGTAAGACAGCAACCAGTGTTACCTAAAATGAAATGGGGAAAACCAGTTTGGACGTTTTTTCACGTAATGTCTCAAAAAATAAAGCCAGAATATTTCAATTTAGTTATCAAGGATTTTTTAAATTTTGTATTATTGATTTGCAGTGCACTTCCATGTCCGATTTGTAGTGCACATGCATCTGAATATTTAAGAGCAATTAATTTTAATAACATACGGTCGAAAGAGGATTTGATAAATTTATTTTTTGTATTCCACAATGTTGTAAATCAACGAAAATCATACGCTGTTTTACAAAGAAATGATATTCCATCTTATGAAAATGAAAATACAGTGGTGGTTTTAAGAAATTTTATATATGCATTTGAAGACAAATCGCGTTCTATGAAATTAATGGCTGACGACTTGGCGCGTTCGCGTATTTCTGCGCGGTTAAAATTTTGGATTAATGAAAATCTTAAATATTTTGAACCATAATTATCCGTTGATAATTTGACCGGTTTTCTTAATTTTGCATTTATATAGTCCTTTATTTACACTGCATTTTGATGAACCCTCGCTTTTTGGTATCATTTGATTTTTCTTACCGACCATCACACCCCATGTTACTCCACCTAATAATCCAATAATCAATGGTATAAATACGAATTCGCCGGCACAGTTCTTAAAATTATACACAATGTCAATTGCTAATAATATCGTCAGTATTGCAATTATTCCGCCATTTGACTGTGAAAGTCTATTTGTAACAATTACATAAATAAAGTATCCGAAAATATAAGCAATAGTATGGGTGCTTAGAGGCAAATACGATAACAATTGATTATCCATTGTAATTAAATTGCATTGTTTTAATAAAGTATACGCACTTGCTTCAGCTGCATCACCGTGATATCTAGATTTTATGAATGGCATTTGGGAAATTCCAATTGTTATCATGGACGTTAATAATAATCCAACCAATACCAATAGCCCTGACAAATCTCCTGTAAATAGACTTGATATTACCAAGAAAGATACCATAATAAATGGCATAATTCGGTAAGTTATAAATAATAAATCTTTAATTCCCATCTATATATTTACTTTGGAGAAAAGGTTTTTGTAAACAGTATAAACGTATTTATACTATTATACTAAACCATGGGAATTCCATCATATTTTTCTTACATCATTAAAAATCACATGAAAATTTTAAAAAAGTTCAGTCTACAGACTCATCAATTTCAAAATTTATACATGGATTGCAATTCAATCATATACGATTCAGTTCGCGAAATACAGAGCGCAGGACAAATCAAGCCGGTTGTCTCGGACAATTATAAAAATATATCATCATCGGTATGCCGTAAAATTCAAAAGTATATTGATGATATACGTCCATCAAACACTGTCTATATAGCGTTTGATGGTGTCGCCCCTCTTGCTAAAATGAATCAGCAAAAAACGAGACGATATAGGTCGTCTTTCCTGGAAAGCGCCAAACTCGTTCCGAAAACCGTTTTTAATTCGTGTTTAATCACGCCAGGAACCGAATTTATGGAATTCTTGTCCGAGTATGTAAACACACATTTTAAAAACAATGACAAACATATTGTAATTTCCACGTCCAGCAACCCAGGCGAAGGAGAACATAAACTTTTTCAATATATACGAGAAAATCCGGACAAACACTCCGGACAAAATACTGTTATTTATGGATTAGATGCCGACCTGCTGATGCTTTCGATTTTTCATTGCAACAAGACGAATCTTTTTGTCTACAGAGAAGCACCCGAATTTGCAAAAAGTTTGAATGCGGATTTGGAGAATGGAGAGTCGTATATTTTAGATATAAACCAATTATGCGAGTCAATTTGCAAAGAAATGAATTGTAAATATATGCACCCAAGTCGTGTTTTCGACTATGCATTTCTTTGCTTTATGTTGGGAAACGATTTTCTCCCGCATTTTCCGGCAATTAATATTAGAACTCGCGGGATTTATTGTCTTTTGGACGCATACAAAGAGACAGTTGGATCTAGTCAGAATGCATTTATTATTGAGAATGGAGAGATTAACTGGTCTCAATTCAAAAAAGTGGTTCAATGGTTGGCGAAACACGAAGAGGGGTGGACTAAAAACGAATATTTGAAACGGGGGGAAATACGATTCAGCACCAGTTATACAAATGATGCCGAAAAAGAAGCTGTATTCAATAATGCACCATTGATTTATAGAGGGACCGAGCATTATATAAACCCCACTGAACGAAAATGGCAACAACGTTATTATAAGGCGTTGTTTGAAGCGCCGGTTTCTATTAATAATATTTGCACCAACTACTATGAGGGGTTAGAATGGGTGTTTCACTACTATACGAATCAGTGTTTTGATTGGCGTTGGAAATATAAATTTCACTATCCGCCATTACTGGTTGATATGGCCGCACATACTACAAAACCAAAATATTTCTTAAAACATTTGACAAACCCATTTCACCATAAAACACAACTGTCTTATGTTCTACCACCAGAGTATTTAAATTTGGACGAACAAGAGAGAAAGAAAAAATATTATAATTTTAAAGGCGAATTTCAATGGGCGTTTTGCAGATATTTTTGGGAGGGACATCTTGTTATGGCTGATATGACATTGGAAGAAATGGAAGAAATGGATAAAAAAAATCAAATGTCATAGAAGTTTATGTTAGTCTATAATTATATAATTATTTTCATCCACACGAAATCGGCTGTCCCCTCTAAAAGCAGTTCGAATGCTCGTTTGGTCTTCGTCACAATATAATCGAACAATAATAGAATTTACCTCGCTATAGCGGCGTTGGTTTCGTCTGAAGACATGTTCTATATCCGATATTGTATACATTTTACCATTTTTTATATATTTTTGGTTTCTGCGAATATCTATTTGACTTATAGATTTTTTCCTCTTACAATTATCATAATGTTCCCAGAATTCCAACCACGTAAAATCGTTTTCACACCATAAACAACATTTATATATTTTTTTATCCTCTTGTTTTTTTGGATTTTCTTCTAGATTTTTATATTCGTCTTCATTTTCCATTTGTAAATAATATATTCGTATTATTTATATTATTATAAGGTAACAATTTATACCAGTGAAGATTTATACCAGTGAAGATTTATACCAGTGAAGATTTATACCAGTGAAGATTTATACCAGTGAAGATTTACAAAATTGAACTCTTTTTTTGTAAATTAAATAAAGACATAAATAATAAACATAGAATTAAACAAACAACCAACCGAACGAACGAACAAACTGTAAAATGACCGCCATCATCAACAACCAAGCATGGGATTGCAACGCCGAAGACGACCGAATCATCGAAGAATCTGAAATCTTACATCAACGTTTATTTGACCTTGATGAAGATAACCAAACCATCAAAGAATACGAAACCGCGTATAGACGTTCTCTTGAACTCGAAGAAGACAACCAAATCCTTGAAGAATACGAAACCGCCCACAGACGCTCACTTGAAGACAACCAAAGTTCACATGAACTAATCGAAAGCAACAGACTCCTTGAAAAATACGAAATCGCTAACAAATACAATCAATTCATTGAAGAATGTGAAACCATTCACCGAAACACAATTGAACTTGCAGAAAGCAACAGACTTATTGAAGCGTATGAAACTACTCGAAGATACAACCAATTCGTTGAAGAATGTGAAACTGCTTATAGAATCTCACTCGGACATGTCGAACTCCCAGAAGATTATAAAACTATTATCAGAAACAACCAATTCATTAAAGATTGTGAAACCATTTATATATGCTCACTTGAACTCGCAGAAAACAACAGACTCGTAGAAGAATACGAAACTAATCGCAAATACAACCAATTTGTTGAAGAATGTGAAATCGCTTATAGCCGATCACTTGAACTTGCCGAAACCAACAGACTCCTAGAAGAATACGAAATTAATCGCAGACACTCACATGAAGATACCCAAATCCTAGAAGACGACTATCGACGCTCACTTGAACTCGCAGAAAGCGAGAGACTCCTTGAAGAATACAAAACCGTTCACCAACAATCGCGTGAAATTAAACTTTTACGAGATAATGCACTAGTATTATTTACTGAAAATAAATCCGAATTGACAAAACAGATTGAGGCATTAGAAGTTAAAATATCAGAGAACCAAAAACATATTGATGCATTGGAAAATAGACAAGACGCAGATGATGATACATACAGTGATATTATCAAACAGGTAGAAGATTCAGAAATTATTGCCGACAATGTAAGTTATTTTGTAAATCATTTTAATGAAACTTACAACACCGCATACAATTTTGACGAAATTAAAAACATACAAAATATTGTAGGAAAATACAATATTAACATGCAAGACTCTATTAAATATTCAAATAACTGTCATAATTGTGGAATTAATACTCCAGTTGGTTACGAATTATGTGGAAATTTATGTAATAAAACCTTCGATTTTTCGACTACATACATTAAAGATTTTGTGTGTTTTTGGGGAGATGATTGTAAAATGTGTAGTGGATATGAAAAATATAACCAAGTTTGTGTTACATGTTCTAATAAAAAAACAGAAAGCGATTGTGGATATATTGTAAATTATAATAAATCATATTGCGATAAATGTGAAACCAAAGATGAAATTAAAGAAAACTATTGCTTTTGGGGAGAAAACTGCGAAAACTGCAAAGAATATACAGGTAATGAAGAAGACAGATTCTGTTGTTCTTGTGACATATGTGAAAAACTATTAACCGATCATGAAGGATATTGTGACGAAGACGACAATAAAACTTATTGTAATAAATGTGCCGAAAATCATTTTTCGGAAAATGTAAATGAAGAAATTATAAATGATGAAATTATAAATGATGAAATTATAAATGATGAAAATGAATCTGACGATTATGCAAAATTTTATACTCGTTACATACAAAAACAAATAGAACTAATGTTAGATGAAGATGTATAAATAAATAAAAAAAAAATAAAACAAATTAAGAAAACCTAGGTTCAACAAGTTTACGCCTTATAATCCTTCCTTATAGACAATTTGATTCCAGGAAGAATTATAAAGAAACCTAGGTTTCCTTAATTTTTTTCGAAATTTAATTCTTAGATGCTATGTATACCAATGATTCTTGTAGTTTATTTCGATGAATTTTTCAAAAATTTAGTAAAACGGATAAAAGAAAACAATGTGGAATTTGAAATAGTTAAATACGACAATTTAGAGAATTTTCTTTTATCTAATTCAAAACAGTTTGATAAGATAATCATTACTGGTTCAAAAAAAAGAATTATGAGAGAACATGATTTTCCACTATTGGAAACATTTATGAAACAAAACATTAAAATTATTGGAATATGTTTTGGGTTTCAATATTTAGCATATAAAACTGGCGGAAAACTTGTGGAATGTGAGAAATTTGTTGGAAATCGTAATACTGAAACCGGAGAACATATATATTTTAACCATTATGATAGAATAATTGATTTGCCAAAAAAATGGAAAATTATTGCAAAAATAGATGGATTTATAAATATCGCAGCAACAGAGAAGTGGATAGGATTTCAATTTCACCCAGAAAAAAATGAAAAGAATTTTACACATTATATTTTGCCATTTTTATTGTCGTAGTTTTTCCATTTTTTAATTGTATATTATTGTATAATGGAAGAAGAAAGCACAAAGCCATACGTTTATTACGAAAGAATACTTAATGGAATTTCAGAAATACCAGAGTCTATTAAACAAAAACTAGAACATATAATATTAATTAAGAATGAAAATAAACGAATCGAAGAAGAAAGACAGCAAAAAGAAGCAGAAGAAAAACGAATCGAAGAAGAACAACAGCAAAAAGAAGCAGAAGAAAGACAAAAAGAAGCTGAAGAACAACAAGTAGAAGAAGAAAGACAAAAAGAAGAAACTCAAACTACTAATTTATCAGAGAAATTCGGTCAATTATACAAAACCGTATCCGATTTTATTCCAA